CTTGGCATTTTTATAATTATTAGCCATTAGCCCATAAACCACGCTGTAGCTTCAGCCTGATCAACGGCTGTCTGCAAACCCTGCGAAGCTGCAAAATATGTCGCCTGTTTTTCAAGCTCCAAAGTATTTACCAATCGCCCCATATACCCCTGCTGATATTGCTGGGGAGGTGACGGCAATCGCAAAACTGCAAGGGGTGCTGCACTGGTCATCGTAATCCATCCATCTTTGTGTCGATCCGAAGGTCACCAAGCCGCCATTCGTCTTGCGTACCTGTGCTTTCAAACTTCAAAGCAATTTGCCGACCTTTGACGCGAGTGCTGATTTTCTCTGTTGTAGACGTAATATTAAACGGCCCCTTTATGGTCTCGCTGGCGTTGGGATACTTGCGCGTATTCATGTATAGCGAGACGGTGCTATTGGCCCCCATCGTTGCGTCAGGAATAATACGATCCACCATGTAAAGATTTTCGCCCTCTGCTGTGATTTCACGGGGCGCTGCCTCAATAAATGCAGTCATAGCTGCACCATCGTTGCTTGTTCCTGTCTCATGATTGTACAAAAAGCCTTGAGGGCTAAATGCAAATGGTTTTTCGCGTGAGCCGAATGCATCGTTCCAAGCCGTTCTGTCCATTGATCCAATCGACCATACTTTTTCGTTGTAATTATAGGTCACATAACTGTCTGGCTCTGGATTAGTTGTCCCTGCTGTATTTTGGTCAGAGACATAGAACCACGTCACTTCGTTAAATTCGACATTATGACCAGCCACAGTTTTATCAAAAAATTGCGTTTGTAATCGATCAAAGACAAAATGCTTTAATGGGCATGGTATTTCGTTAATTACACCATCGTATATATAGAACGATCTATTGCCCATCCAATATGTATTGCCGTCGATTGCAATCATAGAGTTTAAACCAATTGCGCTAACGCCAGTGCCAAGCAATCTAAACGAAAATATAAATGGGTCACCAACGAATGTCATGCCATAGATAGCCTCGTCGGTGCTTATTATAGTTTCCTCTCGCGTGTTAACCAAAGCAACAATTTTGGTTCCAACTTCAAGTCTTTGATCGCCAGCAGTATTTAGTGCCGTTGGAGCAAATTTTGTAAAATCTTCTTGCGTAGACCAGCGCACCAGCATTGGGTCTAGTGTTCCAGAACTTCCATCGGCGGCGACATACACACTAGCCCCAGCAGCAATAAAATGTCTGTCAGGAAAGCTGACAACAGTTGCCCGAACTTCAACAGGGACAGACGCTGCCCCTGCAAGGCTAGACACAAGAACGGCCCGTGCTGTGATTAGGCCAGATGTATCCCAGTAATATATCTGTCCACCTCTGACATTCGCAATTAAATCTTCGCCCCAAATATTTAAACTCCATGAAGAGTTTTCAAGATTGACTTGAGACAAAGATAAAGCTCTTGGCGTGTTCCACGTTGATTCACCCCAACCACCAACGCCCCAGCCAAGTGCTGGGTTTGCGCTTTGTGTGCCTAATCCTTCGGTGGCACCAATAAGATATTTTATGTCTATTGTCGTACCGCCGCCTGTGGCTCCACTTGTTGCTGCATCTGGCGATTGTATTGAATAAGAATTGGCATCAATATAAGTTATTTGATACCCTGCCATTCTGTTAATTGTTTCGGCAGATATGCCGCCTGTGGCAGTGGCAGAATTTATTACAACCCAATCACCGTCTGAAGCGCCATGAGAGTTATCGGTCACAGTAATGGTTGTGCTGCCACTGGTTACGACCAAAGGATTAGAAAGATTGCTTGTGGTTTTTCGCAATGGCGTAATGTCATAAATTGCGTTGTTTTGAATTATGTAGAGATGATTGTGTGTTCCGACAGCTATTCGATCTGTACCATCTACACCTCTCCAAAAAACCATTTTCCGACCAATGCCAGTCAGCGTAGCTTCAGTGGATGTTGTTTCCCCAGCCGAATCTAATGCGTAAAATTTATCTTTTTCCCATCCACCAATTTTTTCTGGGTATCCGTTTACAAAACGAACAAGGTCACTGTCCACATAAAATGGGCCGTTTTTGCCAGCAGAATATTCTGTGGTATCTTTGACGATGCCAGCGTTGTATTTCAACAATTGCAGTGACATCAGAACATGGTTTCGAAATGAGGAGCATCGATAAATGGCCTACGACCTTGTGAGCGCCTTATGTCTATATAGCTGTTCATAGCGTCCTCTGCGCTACCCTCCCAAGCACCTAGATCATTAACAGTCCACGCAGCGCCCCAGCGTAGCTTTACGCCCACAGCCTCTGCGCCTTCTTTCATGGCGTCTGCAATTTCATCATAGAGGTTCAGTTCCCATCTGCCGCCATCGCAGTAAGCCATTAGGTCAACAGCGTTACCGTCAATGTGTTTTGACTTCATGGTTTGCGAAGCCCCTTTTGCAACCAAAGCACGTTGCTCGTCTATTGTTCGCAGTCCACAAATTACCGAAAAGTCTTGTTTCGTAACACCTATGGCGTACTTAACAACAGCCACCATTTTTTCGTCTACACCTTCTAGCCTTGACAGGCTTCGTTTGCTTAACTTGTAGCCCATAATTATTTCCCTGCATATTTACTGATTGCCCGATTTCCAAACCAGAATGCCAGAACTGCGCTGAATAATCCAGATGTCTCCCCATCCCACATGAGATCGACGGCCTGCATCCAATCTCCACCAGCCTGCGTGACCTTGACCATAATCACGACTTTTGTGGCTACGAACAGTCCGAAAAAGGCATAAGTAACAATAGGACGAACAGAACCCCGAAGACCGTTGATAAATCTTCCAGCGTCGATAGATCGATCATGCTCATACAAGCCCCTTGTTTCTTCGATGTCTGCTTTCTTATCTAGCTCGACCAGCTTCATTTCAGACCGCTTTTGTGCAAGCTCTGTTTCTATTTGCATCATTTCAATGCGATGCTTTTGCTGCTGATTGGCCTTAAAGTAATCAAGCACTGACGGCAGAAACGATGATCCGAAGCCCAGCAGGCTTCCCAGAAGAGCCATCATGCTTTTTCACCGTTTATGAAGATGCCAAAACAGCCAGTAAGTGCGCCCATACAGACGCTAACCAAACCCGCTTGGGCATTTGTTACTTGATCTGGGGGGATAGACATAAACCAGTGAACACTTTGATACGTCAGCACCGTAACAGCCAGCATCATTATTCGCGGCAAAACTTTGAATTTATCAAACGTCTCTGGTGTCATGCTCTCACCCCATCTTTGTTAGCACAGTTATCAACATCATGATTATCGCAGCACTAGCACCAATCATGATAGCCTCGACTCTTTTTACTCTGGTGAACAACTCTTTGAATTGTATTCTTACCTCAGTTTGAAGAGATGCCATTTCTTTTTCTAGCGCAGATACGCGCTCCTCCATATCAGCCATACTCAAACGTCGCCGCAACTGCGATTATTTCTTGGTTTGATTCCTCTCCTGGTTTTAAAGATTGATCAGGGTCGTCAATCAACCGAGATGGGAATGTTGTTTTTACTATTTGTGTCAAATTTCTAAAAGCTATAAAACGGTCAAATTGTTCGCGATGTATGCGTTTTAAAGCAGGTGCTCTCAAGGCTGTGTAACTATCTCCATCTTCAACAGAAGAAACATTAAAATATCTTGGGTCATCATCAGCAATATTTTTGGGATGAGTTGTAAGTCTGTTCGATTGGCTAACCCTAAATGCGTTATATCTGTTCGGGTCAGGCTCAACAACAACAACATCGCAAGCAGTTAAAAATTTATCATTTGCAAACTCCTCTGCAAAATTCGCGGCTGCTGCTTGAGCAGATTCTTCGCTCGTATAAAAAACATCACCCCAAAGATATCTGGTAGTGTACTCTGTCATGTTGTCGCTCCATAAGTGGTTCCGCTATTTGAAAGAGTGTAAGAATTTCCATTGTCTTCGATTGCTTTGCCGCCAGCAGAGCCTAAATTAGCAGATCGGCCACCAGATGCACCCCAGCCACCACCGCCACCAGCACCGTAAACATAATTGTTTGAGCTGCCACCAGCACCACCGCCACTGCCACCAGCACCAGAATTCGATCCAGCGCTACCACCAGAACCAGGAAGTATTTTCCCACCCCTTGCAAGTCCAGTTCCGCAGAAACCTGACGCGTTGGTAAAATACCCAGAACCGCCAGCCCCAGCACCACCGCCACCTCCAGCTCCTGGGCCACTGGCACTAGCCCCAGTTGCATTTAATTGGGTGTTGGTATCTCCAGCACCTCGACCACCACCTCCGCAATTTCCAGTCCCGCCATTACCGCCACCTCCAGCAATATATGCCCCAGAGTGATTGATTACTGTGACTCCTGTTACGCTAATATTGACTGCTTTGCTGGTGTAATTGCCTATTATCTTTCCATAATTTTCAATAATGCAGTTGGGAGTATCTATATGCAGTGCGCTGGAACTTGCACTAGCGCCCCAAACCCAAAAGTTAGCAGGTATGATTAGTGTGCCACCATCAGAAATGAAATCAGAAGTAGTAACACTATTATAATTCTCTTGCCCATTTATTAGTGATTGAGTCTCCAAAGTGACAGGCCCACCACCGCCTCCTGACCCAAATCCTAAAACATTAGTTCCGAAACCCGTCATTTTTCACCCCTATGCATCATTTGCTGCGTCAGTTGTAAAGAACATCTTAACGCCCAACAGCCTTGCTGCGCCTGTTTGATCATCCGCGCTAGTGTCACGGTTAATCTGGAAAAAGCACATATCGTTTGCCGCTGGACTTCCAGCTATAGTCACTGCGCCACTTTCTGCTGAGACCATCAAGTCATTTGACGTTCCAGAAAAGGCAAGAGCAGTAGTCGCCACTTGAGTGCCAAAAGCTGTATTTATGCTTTCGTCGTTTGTGATCGCCACCCCAGCAAGTTGCCAAGCAACCGTGCCAGTGTTTGTGCCTGTTACTGTCCAAAAAGGCTGGAAGGTGATCGTTCCTTCATTCCAAGACTTAGGCATGGCGATAGCAAATTGAGCAAAGTCATCCGCATCAGCCGCAAAGTCTAGGACTTTCAGATCAGGTCGCAAAGCTGTTGTTTCAACTTGTTCAACATCACTGCAAGGATTAGTTGTGCTTGGGTACATAGCAACTGCTGGGACAAACATCGTCTCTTTGCCAGCGACTTTGACCGCTGCGCCACCAGAAGTGATGCTAGAGTTGAAAGCAGCAGCACCAGCAGCAGACATATCGAGTGTCAGAGCAGTAATTTCAGCACCACCATCATCACCTTTAAGCAAGATGTCTTTGTCTTGGACATTAGACTTAATGACAAGGTCACTGGATGCGTTGGTTATAGTTCCAATGGCTGTGCCGCCATCTTTAAATATTACATCAGCCCCATCAGCATCCAGAATAATATCGCCAGCACTGTCCAACGTGATGGTTGTTCCCGTAGCAGTAAATGTGCCATCAGCCGTGATTGATATGTTTGCTGCGGCTGCGGCTGCGTCTGTTGTGGCAATTGCCAATGCACCATCAGCCGCGACAGTCAGTGTTGCTGTGTCGCCTGACGATCCAGTCATCGTAATGACTTTGCCATTTAAATCGATATCATCGA